TGTGGCGAAGCAGAAAGTTGTGACTTTCGGTCTGGCGTTGCTGCCGTGGGCGTTGGCGGAAGTAAGGGTCTCTAGGTGGCTCTGACTGTGGGGCGGGCTTGCGGTTGCAAGCCTTGCGTGGACCACAGGCTTCGGCGATGGTGTGTATGAGGTCTGGCTGCTTTGTTTGCTGGTTATGGCGTTTGCGCTCGGTGCCGGCAATTTTATGGAACTGATTTCGTCTGGGCTTGCTTGGGGTGCGGCGGTAAGTGCGGTGTTGGTAGTTGTGGAAGCACTTGGGGCGCCGATGGCGCTCGGGGCAACGCCGTTCGCAGGACTGTACGGCAACAAGAACTTCCTTGCGGAAGCGTGCGGATTTGGGTTGATTTATGCGCTGTGGACGAGAAATTGGTTCCTAGCGGCGTTGCTGGCTCCAGGCATTGCCATTGCTGAAAGCCGTGCCGTGTGGCTTGGACTTGGCGCTGCAGGTTGCGTGTGGTTTTGGCTCAATGGCCTTCGGTGGATCGCCGCCGCGATTGTGGTTGGAGGTGTTTCTACTGCCGCGATGGTGTTTTCATCTGAGACCTTGTTGCAGCGGTTTGATATGTGGGGTCCGGTGTTTTCCCACCTATTGCCGTTTGGGCATGGTGCCGGGGCGTTCTATGTGGATTTCCCGCAAATCAATGTTAACTTTGATCTGCATCGCTCTCGTCCAGGGCATCCACACAATGAAATTGTGTTGCAGTTATATGAGTTGGGAGTTGGGGCTGTAGGCATCGTTGGAATGATGCTGGTGGCGCTCTGGCGGGCGCGGTCGCAGCATTTGCGCTGTGCGTTGGTTTACCTGGGAGTCCTTGTCTGTGTCTCGTTTCCTTTCCATATACCGACCTCGCTTTTGGCTGCAGGTTTGCTTCTTGGGCATGGCTGGGCTGAGCCTGATGGGCGCAGGCATCGGCCTAGCCTGGGCGGAGCGGGAGTACTCCAACGCTTTGCGTTGTGGAAGTCTGCGTTGCGCTTTACTGGGGACGGCGCGCGTGGCTGAGAGTTTCCCGCTCCGCCCACACTATCGCAACGGGCCAGCGGATGTGGTGGTGATGGCACACGAGCATATGAATATGGACGTAAGTGAGAAGATCCTGCTCGAAGGTCGCAGGCTCGACCCAGGGAACATCGACTACATTCTGACGCTCATGACCGTTAAGTGGAGCCAAGGTGACAGAGGTGCTGCAACCGAGCTTTATTCGCTTGCTAAGTCCCTGTCCCCGCGCTCCACAATCTTTTCCGACAGCGGTTCCGCCACCGCGACTGGAAATTCACCCTCGGCGGACTGGAGGTAACAATGAGGACGGCAAAACGAAAGTTCGTGGTGCTCTCGTCCGTCCTGGCACTTGGGCTGTCGGTCCTGGCCGGGGCGGTTTATGCAGCGGGGCTCTTTCCGGGGCTTCCGGCCTACACGGTAATTACCGGGAGTGAAGTTGTCCCGGCAGATACCCAGTTGTCTGGTGGCAGGCAGCCCCAGACAGTTGGATACACAATGTCTCAGATTAAGGGCTACCGCGCGTATGCTCTGACTGACGGGGCGACTATCGACGTGGACGCCTCGCAGGGCGATTACTTCACGGTTACGCTCGGTGGCAACCGCACTATCAACACTCCGACCAACCTCTATGATGGACAGGAGTTCTATATGGAAGTCACTCAGGACGCGACCGGATCTCGGTCGCTCACTTGGGGAACGATCTTCCACTGGGGCGGTGCGACGCAAGCGGCGCCGACACTGACGACGACTGGCAGCAATGCGGATCTGTTGAGGTTCGTTTACAACGGAAACGTGCTCATCGGCACACAAGTCGTTACGAATGTAACTCCGTAGGATTGCGTGCAGAGCCTGGGGCACAGGTAGTGCCCTTTATTTTGGAGGAAAGATTATGAAAAAGCTCTCAGCCAAAGTTGCACGCAAAGTCGAGCGCAGTGCTGCAGACCGCCGCGCAGACAAATCCGGCGCACATGGCGAGGAAGGCTCTCCGAAGGACCTGGCTGCAGATAGGAAGTTGGCGAAGAAACTCGGATTTATGAAGAAACGTAAGTGACTTCGGTGGGACAGATTGCTGAGAAATAGTGGGATCAGTCATGGCATACGCCGCAGCAACTGTTGATGTCCGGGCGGAGTTTCCACGAAAACTCGAGATGCTGTTTCGTCCAGGGCGATTTAAGATCGCTTACGGTGGCCGCGGTGGAGCGAAGTCGTGGGCATTTGCCAGGGCACTTTTAATCATTGGTTCCAGACGAAAAATTCGAGTCCTCTGCGTTCGCGAGATCCAAAAATCCATTCGGGACTCGGTGCATAAATTGCTGACTGAACAGATCGAAATGCTTGGGCTCAACGAGCACTACGAGATCCAGGTGGCGACGATTATCGGCAAAAACGGCACTGAGTTTATTTTCGAGGGGCTTCGGTCAAACGCATCGAAGATTAAGAGCTATGAGGGTATTGATATTTGCTGGGCCGAAGAAGCCCAGACGGTAACCAAGTACTCCTGGGATTTGCTGATCCCCACCATCCGCAAAGACGATAGCGAGATCTGGATAAGTTTCAATCCAGACTTGGAGGAAGATGCTACCTATCAGCGTTTTGTGGTGGACCCTCCGGAGGGTGCGCAGATAGTGAAAATGACTTGGCGGGATAATCCCTGGTTCCCGAAGGTCCTGCTCCCGGAGATGGAAGCCCTAAAGACCAAAGACCTCAATGACTATCTGTGGATTTGGGAAGGCGAGTGTCGGCAGACCGTCAGCGGAGCGATCTACGCGGAGGAAGTCACTGCAGCGATCACCGAAGGGAGAGTTACGCGGGTGCCGTATGACCCAGCGTTTCCGGTGCAGACATTTTGGGACCTGGGGTATAGCGATTTCACCTCCATCTGGTTTGCGCAGCGGTTTGCGATGGAAACTCGGATCATTGATTTTGAGGAGAACACGCAAAAAAGCCTCGACTGGTATCTGCAGCAACTCCAGCGCCGACCGTACACGTATGGCACCTGCTGGCTGCCCCCGGACGCCAAGGCGAAGCGTCTCGGCACGCACAGGACCATTGAGGAGCAGCTGCGGGACAAGGGCTTCAAAGTAAGGCTAGTCGTTCCACATCGAGTCCACGACGGTATCGACGCGGCGCGGAGATTGTTTTCAACATGCTGGTTCGATGAGAAGAAGACCTCCCAGGGATTTCGCTGGCTTCGGAAGTACCATTATGCTGTCAATCAAGTCACTGGGCTGCGTAATCGTATGCCGGAGCATGACGAGGCGTCCCACGCCGCAGATGCTTTTCGCTACATGGCGATGTCAATCTCTGCGCCGGCTGAGTCTATTGCCTCGCGGGTGCTGAAAGCTCTCCAGGAGAAACAATTCGTGCAGCCGAAGCTGGACAACACTCCAACTGTCCCGAATGGATGGATGTCATGACCGATGATAAGAAGTTGACCAAATCCGAGGCTGCGCGGATCTATGCTGAGGCGGAGACGAGATTTAAGCGCTGCATGGATTGGGAGTCGGCATTTCGGAAAAGGTTTGTGGAGGATGTGAAGTTCGCAGAAGCCGATAGTGACAATGGCTGGCAATGGCCGAATGAGATCCTGACGGAAAGGCTGCAGAAGAAATCTCCATCTCTGACCATCAACAAAATCCGCCAGCACAACCTCCAGATTATCAATGACGCCAAACAAAACAAGCCCATGGTCAAGATCCGGGCTGTAAGCAATGGCGCGTCCGTGGAGGCTGCGAAAATCTATGAGGCCATCGTGCGGCATATTGAGTACCAGTCCAACGCGCCGTCAGTTTACGACACGGCGACTGAGTACCAGGTCAAGGGTGGCATTGGGTATTTCCGCGTCGATACGGATTATGTTGATGATGAGTCTTTCGATCAGGAAATCTTCATCCGTCGGGTGCAGAACCCGCTGGGAGTTTACCTTGACCCCGATGCCAAGGAGGCGGATAAATCCGACGCCGAGTTCGGATTCTTTTTCGAGCAAGTCGCCAAGGATGAGTTCGATGCCAAGTATCCGCGATATGCCGGAAAGGCTTCCCAGGACCCCCTCGGGGCTGGCGACAGTTGGGTGATGAAAGACAATGTGCGGGTCTGCGAATATTTCCGTCGAGTTGAGGTCAGGGACATGCTGCTCTCCATCCCAGATGGGATAGATGGTATTCCAAAGGGGATTATCAAGAAAAGTCTCCTCCCGAAGGAGTTACTTGATCTGGTGAAGGACCTCCCCGGCGTCGAAATGCGCCCGATCTCGACACCGAAAGTTGAGTGGTTTTTCATCGTCGGGCGGGAGGTGATGGAACGGCGGGAATGGGCTGGCAAGTACATCCCAATCGTACCAGTGATTGGAGAAGAAACCATAATCGACGGGACTCTTGACCGCAAGGGTCACACTCGAAATCTTAAAGACCCCCAGCGGATGTACAATTACTGGGCCTCGGCCGCGGTCGAGCATGTCGCATTGCAGGGGAAGACTCCGTGGGTTGCGCCGGTGGCTGCGATTGAGGGGGTAGAGACGTACTGG